TCAGGCCCGAGGATGAGCTTGGCGATAGGCGGCGGCGAGCCGCTCCCCCGACACGTGCGTGTAGATCTGCGTCGTGCCGAGGCTTGCGTGCCCGAGGATCTCCTGAACGGCGCGCAGGTCGGCGCCGCCATCCAGCAGATGCGTCGCGGCGGAATGTCGCAGGGTGTGCGGCCCGACCGCATCCACCCCGAGTGCGGGGGCGAGCTTCTCCGAGACCGTCGCGTACACGCCGCGCGGGGTCAGCCGGCCTCCGCGTGAGCCGAGGAACACCGCGCGGGTCGCCCCCGTGGCGCTCGCGGCGCGCGCCGCGAGCACCGGGCGCCCGCGCACCATGTACGCCTGCACGGCGTCGAATGCCGGACCGCCCACCGGAACGACCCGGTCTTTATCGCCCTTGCCGGTGACGCGCGCCGTGCGCCGTGCGCTGTCGACGTCGTCCAGGTCGAGCCCGCACAGCTCGGAAACGCGGATGCCCGTCGCGTACAGCAGCTCGAGGATCGCGTGGTCGCGGAGGAGGACCGGGTCTCCGTCGGCCGCCCGCACCCGCAGATCGTCCAGGACCGCCGCCATCGTCTGGGCGGTCGCGACCTTGGGCAGGGTTCGCGCGCGCTTCGGCGACGCGAGGCGCAGCGCGGGATCGCTGGCGATCGCGCCGCGCTCGGTCGCCCACGCGAAGAAGCCGCGCGCGGTCGCGGTTCGGCGGGCCAGTGTCGAGCGCGCGTCGCCCCGTTCGCTCGCGCGCCAGACCCAGTCACGCAGCACCTCGATGTCCACCTCTTCGAGCTCGATGTCTCCCGACGCCGCAGCCAGATCGACGAGATCGTTGCGGTAGGCCCGGACGGTGTTCTCCGACAGCCTGCGGACGCGCAGCAGATGCTCCGCATACGCCTCCGCCGCCTCCGAGATGAGCATGCAGCCAGCATGACCGATACGCCGGTGCCGCCGGGCCAGGCTCGCGGGCCGCCGACCTTCAGCTCGCCGTTCGACGCCACCCACGCTCGTCGGACACGACTCGGCCGTCGAGCGCGAGGAGCCCCAACCAGGCGCTCACCTCCTCGCCGGCCACGCCGGAGCGCCGAGCGATCTCCGCGACGTGGCGGGGCGTTCGTGTGCTCAACGCGTCGAGCACCCTCGTGGCATCGTCTGTACGGCCGTCGCCCTCGACAGCCACGGCTGGGCCGGCCTGATTCGACCATCCGAGCATCTCCCGCACGTCTTCCGCGCTCGTGATGCACCGGCCGTCGTATTCGCGGAGGATCCGGTGGCATCCTGCCGAAGCCGCCGAGGTCACCGGCCCCGGCACTGCCCCGAGGGCCCGCCCGAGCGCCGCTGCGTGGCCCGCGGTGTTCAACGAACCCGACCGCCACCCCGCCTCGACCACCACGGTGGCATCGGAGAGCGCGGCGATGAGCCGGTTGCGCTGGCAGAATCACAGACGTGACAACGTGCGCGATCTACGTCCGGCAGTCCATCGACAAGGCGGAAGGGATCAGCCGACAGCTCGCGCGATGCCGCGCCCTCGCGGACTCCCGAGGGTGGACGGTGGTCGCCGAGTTCGAGGACAACGCCGTGAGCGCGTTCAAGTCTCGCGGTGTGGGCACCGCATGGCAACGGCTCCTCGACTCCCCCGCCGAGGTGGTGGTCGCCGTCAACATGGACCGACTGCTTCGCGGGCAGGCTGACCTGCTCGCGCTCATCGATGCCGGGAAGACGGTCGCGACCGTTGAAGGTGACCTCGACCTCACCACCGCAGAGGGCCGCTTTCGCGCCGAACTCCTCACGTCGCTCGCGTCGTTCGAAGCGCGGCGCAAGGGTGAGCGGCAGATTCGAGGCAATGAGTCGCGCGTGGCGAACGGGCTCCCGGTTCCGGGTAAGCGGCGCTTCGGGTTTGAGCCCGGGAACGTCATCGAGCGCCCCGAGGAGGCCGAACTGGTTCGGCGCGCTTACGCCGACATCCTCGCCGGGCACTCCCTCCGCTCGATCGCGACCCGGTTCGGGAAGCCCCCGGTGCGCGTCCGGGAGATTCTGACGAACCCCTCATACGCCGGTTGGGTCGTCCGGAAGGGGCAGAGGTTCGAGGCGCACCCGAGCGTCGCCCGGATCGTGGATCGGGACGTATGGGAGGCGGTTCAAGACCTCCTCGCCGATGATGCCCGACGCACGAGCCCCGGCCCGGGTCGGAAGCACTTCCTGAGCGGCATCGCCCGCTGCGAGTGCGGGGCGCTCATGCGAGCGATCAGTGTCTACTACAAGTGCAGTGCGGACACTGCGCATGCCACCATCTACAGGCGCGACCTCGAACCGCACGTGAAGTCGCACCTCGCCGCCGCACTCATCCGTAACGCCGGGGCCGCAACGGTCGGCGCACCCGCCCCACTCGCACGCCGCCTGAGTGAGCTTGAGGATGAGCGGACCCGGTGGACGCGCATGGGGGCACTCCCGGGCGTGGACTTCGCGGAGGTCGAGCGGGAACTCGTGCGGATTGCCCGTGAGGCGGAGGAGGTCGCGGAGCGGCTGGGGCGGAGCCGGGTGGAGTCCGCGACCCAGCGCCTCACCGTGGAGGCCCTGACAGTGCTCGCCGACGCCCTCGAAGACCCGGACGCGGTGGAGGAGTTGCCGGACGGGTCGCGGGACGTAGAGGTAGTCCTCGACGCGTGGGAGACGTATTTCGACGGCCTGCCGCTGGACTCGCGGCGTGACCTCATGGACTCGCGGCTGATGATCGTCGTCGGGAAGGGCCGCGGGTTGGGGCGAGTCGTAGTCGAGCCACGCTAGCCTGCGATCGTGACGCTCGCCGACATCATCACCGGAGCCATCGCCCTGGCCGCGCTCCTCGTAAGCATCCTCACGTTCCGATTTGCGAGGAAGGAACCGGCGCGCGCTCGCACGCGTGCAAACCGGGATCAGCTGCGTGACGCCCTCGCGGCGGCGCTTGGTGATTGCCAGTCCGCGGAACACCTGCTCGGTCGCGGAGCGGACTTACCCGCGGTGCCCGCCAGTGTGGGGAACGCGGAGGCCCTGGTGGAAGCGATGAAGACGCGACTACAGGAGTCTGCTCGACTCGAAGACATCCACGTACGTCTGCTTGCGCTATCCATGGAGTGGCGTAGCGCTGTCTGGGCGCAGGAGCGAACCACTTCTACGCGCGATAGAAAACAGCATTGGGAAGCCAACGCCCGCAGAAGTGCGTCTGGCGAGGGTAGCGAGCTAGCCGAGCGGGATCGCGTGACCGCAGACGAGTATGCGCGGCAGTACGAGGAGGCGTCCCGTGAGCGAACGGCTAAGCATCAACGCGTCGCGGAGGGGATCAAAGAGTTCGAGCGCGTTGGACGCTCATACATCCGTGCGCTGGATAGCAGCGACAAGGCAGGACGCGATCTGGCCTAGCTGGTCTGCTCACCCGCGAACTTCCGTACGCTTCTGCCACGCGCATGGAGTCTGATTCCACAGAGCGACAACGCAAGAGTATCGGCACTAAATAAGTTCCTCTGACCTGGGTATTTTTGTTGCACACCTCATGTTGGAGCGCTACGGTTGAGCATGTCGCCGGGTTGTTCTCCCACTACCCGATGACGAGGCCCCGGGACTCCCTGCCCCGGGGCCTCGTACTTTCCGCGTTCCCGAAGGAGACAACGTGACCACCAAGCTTTCACCGACCGTCGTGCGTGCTTTCGCGCGAGCGAAGGACCGCGTTCTGGTGACGATCGACGAGGAAGCCGACAGCTACGGGCTTGCCGACGCCAGCCACCCGCTGGACGGGCTGGTCTTCGGACCTGCGACGCTCGCCGAAGTCGCTGTGGAAGTCGGAATGTGACCCCGGCGGGGCTCCGGACCGAAAGCCAACAAGTACACAGTGGAACCTAGAACCGCAGAGCCCTCAGCGCCCGCAGTCTCCGCAGGCCGTCGAGGTTCGTTCGGATGGCGGCGAACCGGATGCGCGCGGCCCATGCGCGAAGCTCAAGAGTGCTCATCGTGACACTCCATCACTTCGCGGATGTTGTGGGCGGTGATCCATGCATCCATCCAACGCACCTGATCCTCAAGACGCGCAACGCGCTCTTCGAGGCTCGGGGCGGGGTGCTGGTAACGGCGGGTCACGCTCGTACCTCTCCCGGGACATAGACGTAGATACCCGAGAACCCTCGGGTGCCGTTCGTTTTGACCTCTCCGAAGCCGAGGGTGCGCAGCGCCTTGTAGAACTCGGGGCCGGTCTTCGGGCGGCGAATGCCGTTGTGCTCGCACCACAGCGAATAGCGGGTGTAGACCGTCGTGCGGGTAGCCCGCAGGCGCTCGTTACCCACGTCCGCTGTCACGGCCTCATCCTCATCGAGCCATTCACGGATCGGATCGGAGTCGCGGGCGAACCGCTCGCGAGCCTCACGAGCCGCGCCGATCACCTCGAACTCACGGAACGGGCGCTCGATCACCGACCCGTCTCTCTGCTGAACCGGCTCAGTCCGGTAGTAGAGGGCGCGGAGGGCACGCATTGCCTTGTTGAAGATGCCCGGAGTCTCCGCGAACAGCGCCGACTCATCGAACGGCTTCGAGCGGTCTACCTTCCGGTCGAACGGCAGGATGACCCAGCGTCGGAAGTACGCCCCCGACGTGTTGGCCGACTGCCACACCTTATTCGTGCTGAACACCGGCACCGCGTACGGGCTGAACGGGAACGCGGTCTTGCCCTTGAACTCAGCGCTCATCGTGTCGCCGCCCGTGATCTGTAGGAACAGGCTCGTGTCGTTCATGTACGAGGCGTCGATGTCACCGACGATGTTCGCCGTCTTCCCGAACAGGTTCGCCGCCGAGAAGCGGTTCTCGGTGAGTGACTTCAGGCTCTCGGCGGAGATGTTCTCGCGCCCGAGGAGTCGTTCGAGCACCCGCAGGAACGTACTCTTACCCGTCCCCTCAGGGCCGAGAAGGAGGAACGCTCGCTGTAGTGGGTTGCCGGTCATCAGCATGTAGCCGAGCGATTCCCACACGAGCGACTGCACCTCGGGAGGCAACACCTCGTTCATCCACGCATCGAACCGAGGGCACGCCGCGTCAGCGTCGTAGTCGATCGGGAGCTGAGTCATCGACAGGTCGCGCGGGTCGTGCGGCACCTCGACTATGCCGATGTCCTCGCCGTGGCCGTTCACCGCTCGCCAGTCGATCATCGTGTTTCGAAGGTTGATCAGCGGCGCCCACGCCTCAGGTTCGGTTGCGGGAAGGCGCACGGTCAACTTCGAGTGACGCACGAGACGTTCCACAGTCGATGCCCGGCTCATCGTGTACTCGTTCTTGAGAATGCGGCTCACTCGCCGATCGATGATCTCGTCATCAGGCACCCACACACCGACCCGAGGATCGATCTGAGCCGGGTCGATCTTCGAGGTGTCCGTTCCACGGCTGGTGAGGAAGACCCAGAACCCGCCATCGGGACCGATCGCGATGTTGTCTCCGAGCATCACGGCCATAGTGTGCGGCTTGAACTTCCCGGCGTCGGTGAAGTAGTCGGCCTTGTTGGACGGCGCGGCCATCAGAAGTTGCCCCGATCGATGCCCCGAGGGTGCCCCACAGGTGCCCCGGAATCGAACACATCGAGGTTCGCCGTCTCATCTTCGGGGCAACTCTGGGGCAACTCTAGGGCACCTTCTGGGGCACCCTCTTCCCTACTCACTACTGGGAGAGGGCTGGTGGGGCAGGTTTCTGGGACGAACTGCTCAGACGGCTTGTTCTGCTGATTTCCCTGGTGAGTGAGAGAAAACTGCCCCGCCTGCCCCACAGACCACGGGACCACCGGAGCGCCTGACAGCATCCAGTCGTGGATCGACTCAGCGTTCATGCGCGCGGGCATGGAGAGGTAGAGGTCGTAGTCGAGTTCGGGCGGGCACGAGCCACGCTCCCAGAGTCGAGAGTTCGGTTCGTAGAAGTAGGCGACGCCGCGGATGCGGAGCGTTTCGTTCAGTCCGAGGAGGGCGTACGCGGGACGGTCGATGCCGTCTGCACCATGGGTGCGAGGGAACATGGGATATCTGCTTTCAAAGGCCGAGGCCCCCCAAGCTGTCCTAGCACGAACATCAGGTTGGGGGGCCTCTTTGAAAGAGATATTGTCTACACAGATTATAGCAGACTTCGGCTCGTGCTAGGAATCGAAAAGCCCGGACTCGACTGCCGGATTCCTTCGAATCCCGTCCCAGCGGGGCAAGTCCATCTTAGCACAAAACGGCAACCCCTATATACGGAGTTCGCACACCGAGTTCACCCTAGATGATGGGGTTACACCATTCCGCATTGCCGTTTCAAGTACGGAACCCCCGAGCGGGACTGCTCGGGGGTTGCGCTAGCACATAACGACACTGTGGTTAGTGTGGCGGGATTGCCACCCTTCCATTGTATAGAAATACAGAAGGCCCCTCGGCAGCGAAGGAGGAAGCATACCGAGGGGCCAACACTTGAAAGAAGCACAACCCGTGACGATTGCACTCACTCATTATATCGTCTCTTTCAGAGGTGGTAAAATGGAGGTGTCACATTGAAAGAATGCCTCGCGAATCGAGGCGAGAGCTGAGACCCCGATGCCGACCACCAATATCAACGTGACCGTTGCCTCGACCGCGACGGCTAACGAAGTTGCGAACGTTCTGCACCAACTTAGACAGGTGGCTTCCTCTATCACCGTGAAGGTGGACCTCCGCGGCTCGGGGGCTGCCTCGGGTGAGTGAGCTAGAAGGCCGACCCTCCGCGGCTACATCGGAGGGAACCGGGCACCCTGAAGGTGCTCTCTTCACCAAGTGGACTTACTTCGACGGGTGCCGCTGCAAGCGTTGCACCGCGTCTTACAAGCTGTCTCTGCGGTACGTCAAGGACGACACCGACGAGACCCCGCTCGACCACTACGGACGCCCGTACACGGGGCCGCTACCGCACAACACCTACCTCGCCGCGCGAGGCGAGCAGTGCCGCTGTGAGGGGTGCCGTCATGACGCTTGAGCACGCGATCTTGCAGCCGGTCGAGAACGGAGAGCCGTTGTGCTCATGCGAGTACTGCGATGCGGCGAAGCGGATCATCTTCCGCATGCGGAAGACCTCAGCCGCGCCCGCGACCAAGGCGAAGAACACGGCCCTCCTCGCCGCGATCAAGGTCGCCGCTGACACCGGGGCTCCCCTGCCTGAGGGCGCCGCGCGACGACAGAAGGCCGTAGCTGAGAAGCCCGATATGAGCTTCCTTGACGCCCTGCCTGCGGGGCAGAGGTGGCAGGCCCGAGTGGACTACTGGGCCGAGCGTGTGGGCGCACGCACGTACCAGGGCAAGCGCGACCAATGGACCAACCTATGAGCGTCCACTCAGCACGCGGGGCCGCGTGGAACAGGGTCCGCCTCGCCTGCCTAGAGCGTGACCTGTACGTGTGTCAGTACTGCGGAGGTGTGGCTACGACTGCGGACCATGTGATCGCTCGATCGAAGGGCGGACCCGATGAGCTATGGAACCTCGTCGCCGCGTGCAATCCCTGCAACGGACGGAAGTCGGATCGGCCGATCCTTCGCCGCTTCTGGCGCGATGAGTCGTGGTTCCGCCGATGAGCCGACCCCCTTTCTCCTCCGGCGCACACGGAGAACCCCGCCCCACCTTTTTCGCGTACAACCGGCCTAATAATCCCGAGGTTTGACCCGATGACCGTCGAAACACTCTCAGAAACCCTGGAAACCTACCTAGCGACCCTAGGTTCATCGGTGACCCCTGCGGAGTCCCCCATGATCGCCGCCCTACGCGCGATGGCAACGCAGCTTGACGCGCAGATCGCTGACGAGGGCGCGGTTGCGTCCCTCCTCGCGACCTACACCCGCGAACTCGCCCGCTTCCAAAAGGCCCGTGCGAACATGCCCGCGGTCGATCCGCTCGCCGCCGCCCTGGACGCTCTGAACGACCCTGCCCCTACGACAAACGACGCCATGAACGATTCGTGAGTTCGGGGCGGCTCGATACACCGCCCCACTATCGGACAACTTCACAAGCGACTGGGATCGGTTCGAGCCGATCATTCTCATCGTCTGGCGCGAGGCCTTCGGGATCGAACTGGACCCCTGGCAACGTGCGCTTCTGCGCGCGATCCTCGAAACGTATCCGCCCGGGCACGCCCGCGCGGGTCAGCTTCGCTATCGCTCCGTCGTCGTGTCGATGGGGCGTCAGAACGGCAAGACCGAACTCGGCGCGATCCTTGGGCTCTGGGGACTCCTCCGTCAGTCGAACGCGTTCACGGTTGGCCTCGCGTCCAGCAAGGAACAGGCCGACCTCATTTATGCCCGCGCCCGGAAGGCGATCACCGGCAACCCGACGCTCGCGAAGCGGTTCCGCCGCTCGACCGGCACCCGCGGTCTTGAGACTCACGACGGCGCGATCTACCGGGTAGCCCCGGCAACGTCGGCGGGTCTGCAAGGTATCCCGATCACGACCGCGCTCGTCGATGAACTGCACATCCTCCCGCGCGAGCTATGGGCGGACGTGGTGAACGGCATGGGCGGACGCCCGAACACGCTCGTCATCGGCATCACGACCGCAGGCGGTGATGAGTCCGAGCTACTGAAGAACCTCTATGAGACGGGAGAGCGGGCGGTAGCGGGCGACCCGACGCTTGAGCGCTTCGGCTTCTTCTGCTGGGAGGCTCCCGAGTCGATCGTCCCGACCGATGACGCGAAGCTTCTCGACTACCTCAAGGCCGCGAACCCGGCGCTCTCGGGCGGTCGCCTTGACCCTGAGACGATCCTCTCGGACGTGCGCGCGCTCTCGAACGCCGAGATTCTGCGCTACCGCCTCAACCGCTTCACCTCGGGCACAGAGGCTTTCATCGACCTCGCGAAGTGGGGTGAGTGTCAACGCCCGTGGGATTCCGAGTGGCCTACCGGCACTCAGCCGGTCATCGCTCTCGACTGGTCTACGGGTCAGCAGTACGCGACCATCGCCGCCGCCGCGCTCGATGAGTCCGGGAACGCGCACACGCAGCTTGTCGCGACCATCGTCAACCCGACCCTCGAAGGACTTACGGCACTCTGCGAGGAACTGTCGTTCCGGTATCCCGCGGCCTTCGTGATGTACAGCTACCGCCTTCGCGAACTCGGGAACGAACTGAAGCGCCGCGGGTACCCGGTGTCCCTCTACTCTCCCGCCGATATCGTGCGCGCCTCGAATTCGTTCTACGCGCGGGTAGCTCGGAAGACGCTCCGCCACGCGGGTGACCCGCTGCTCACGGTCCAACTCCCCCGCACCGTCTCGAAGCCTCACGGGGACTCCTTCATCATCTCAGCGTCCGATTCCTCGACGGAGATCGATGCGGTTATGGCAACTGTTATGGCCGTGCACGCCGCGGAGGTCACACCGCAGCAGACCGCGAGCTTCTTCTGAATATCACCCTCGAATTCGATGGTAAAATGGTAGGAGACAACAGCGACGAATTCCTATCAGTATTTGGAGTACGTCGCTTTGGCAATTTGGGACACATGGAAGACCGTAACGCGGGCCGCCGAGGTCATCGCGGACGGCGGCGCTTTCGTCATCCCCTCGCGCGAGGTTTCAGGCCGCGCCGTCTCGCCCGAGGACGCCCTAACTCTTCCCGAGGTCTACCGCGCCTTCTCGCTCATCTCGACCGCGATCAAGCAGCTCTCCCTAGACGTTTACCGCGGCGATGAGCGGCTGGACCCGAAGCCCGCGATCGTCCGCGCGCCCAACGTAGATATGAGCGTCGGCGAATTCCTCGAACTCGTCACGAACTCCCTCACCGCGCAGGGCAACGCCTACCTCCTCATCGACCGCGACTCTTCGGGCCGCGTCGTGAACTTCACCCCGCTTGACCCGCGCAATGTCGAGCCGGACATGAACGCCTTCGGCACAGTGACGCACTACAGAGTCGCAGGACGAACGACGCCCGTCCCTTCGCGCGACATGGAGCATCTGAAGCTCAACCGGATGCCCGGTCGCGCGAAGGGCCTCGGGCCTATTCAGGCGGCACAGGGCACCCTCCGCGGCGCGCTCGATGTCCGCGACTACGCCGCGAACTGGTTCCACGACTCCGGCCTACCCGCAGGCGGCTACTGGTCCACCGACAAGCCTCTGGTGCCCGCGCAAGCGGAACTCAACCGGGAGGCGCTGACACGTGCCACGCGTGACCGCGAGGGCGCTCCCATGGTTGGTGACGGCTTCAAGCTCGTGCCGTTCTCGCTCTCCCCCGAGGATGCGCAGTGGCTCGAATCTCGGAAGTACAACACGACCGATATCGCCCGACTCTTCGGCGTGCCCGCATCCCTCATGCTCGCGGTCCTCGACGGCAACGCGCAGAGCTACCAGAACGTCTCTCAGGAACTCACCGGGTGGGTGAAGTTCGGCCTCGCGCAGTACACGACCGAAATCGAGGAGGCGCTATCTCGCGCCCTCCCCCGCGGTCAGCGCGTCCGCTTCAACTTCGAGGCCCTTCTCCGCGGTGACACCGCCGAGCGCTACGCCGCTCACGAGTCCGCGCTTCGCGCCGGATGGATGACCCCGGATGAGGTGCGCGCCATCGAGAACCTTCCCCCGCTCCCCGAGCCCGAACCGGCCCCCGCTCCCGCCCCTGAGGTAGTCGAGCCCGAGGCCCCCGAAACCGAGGAGGCCGTCGATGTCTGACCTCGAAACCCGCGAAGCGACTCTAGAGTTCCGCGCCGACGAGAACGCCGATGAAGGTGTGATCGAGGGCTTCGCCGTCCCTTACGGCGAGATCGCCGATATCGGCGGACAGTACCGCGAGAGCTTCGAGCGCGGCGCGTTCGACGGCTCGCAGGACATCAAGCTCTACCGCGATCACAAGACGATCATCGGGCACGTCCTCGAAACCGAGGACCGTGACGGCGGTCTATGGGTCCGCGCGAAGGTCGCCCTCTCCGACCTCGGGCGCGACACCCTCGCCCTCCTTCGTTCGGGCGCACTGAACCGCTTCTCGGTGGGCTTCGTCCCCCTCTCTCAGCGCACCTCAGACGCCGGTGTCGTCGTGCGCACCAAGGCCCTTCTACGCGAAATCTCCGTAGTCGAACGTCCCGCATACAGCGGGGCATCCATCCTCAGCGTTCGCGAGGAATCAACCCCCATCAATGGAGAACACACAATGACTGATTCAGTCTCTCCCGCGGACGTGAACGAGCTCCGCGGCCAGGTCGAGGACATCGAGCGCCGCTTCGAGACCTTCACAACTTCCGCCCCCGCGGCTCCCGCCGTGGACCGCCGCTCTGCCGGTGCCGTCATCAAGGCGATGGTCTCGGGCGACGCCGAAACGATCGACGCCTACAACCGCGCACAGGAGCACCGTCACGACGAGCTTCAGCAGCGCGACTTCAGCGGCGCGGTCATGGCCGACGCCCCGGTTCGCGCCGAGTACGTTCAGAACCTCACCCGCCTATACGACAACACCTCGGGCGTTCAGGCCCGTCTGTTCTCGCGTGGGACCCTGCCCGCTACAGGCAAGACCGTCGAGTTCGTTCGTCTGGCTACGAACACTCTCAAGGTCGAGGAGCAGGTCAACGAAGGCGACACTCTCGCTTACGGCAAGCTGACCTTCGAGGACGACTCCGCTCCGATCAAGACGTTCGGCGGATGGACCGAGCTTTCGCGTCAGGCTATCGAGCGTTCGAGCATCCCCGTGCTGAACACCACCCTTGAGGCCCTAACCATCGAGGCCGGTAAGCGCAAGAAGATCGAGCTACGCAAGGCCGTCACCGATGTCATCAACGCGCGCAAGGCCATCACCGCAAACGGTGGCGTCGTCGTCCTCGGCTCGACCCTCGCCGCATCCGAGGCGGGCCGTTGGGAAGACGCCCTGATTGACGCTGCCATGCGCTTCGATCTGCTCAACGCAGCACCCGAGGCCCTGGTTGTCTCGGCTTCGGTCTTCAAGAAGCTCCGCAGCCTGACCGTCTCGGGCGAGCGCGTCTTCACGGTCGCCAACGGCAACCACACCGGTTCGCTGAACCTGCCAGGCCTGACGGGCAACCTCGCCGGCCTTCCCGTCTACCTGGACGCCGGTCAGACCGGGGATGAGGCCTACTTCCTGAACGGTCGCGCAATCAAGCAGTACGACAGCGCTCTGTTCTCGCTCTCGGACGAGAACATCACGAACCTGACCAAGCAGTTCTCTGTCTACTTCTACGGCGCGATCGCCGACGAGTTCCCTGAGCTAATCGTTCCCGTGAAGCTCGCCGCATCTTGAGGCACCGACGATGACAACTCTCGCTGACCTCAAGGCGTATCTCGATATCGAGAGCACGAAGGACGATCCGTTCATCAGTGCGTGCGCCGCGACCGCTGACGTGCTCATCGCGCAGCACGTCGGCCTCGCCGTGGTGCCCGAGGAAATCCTCGACCGAGCCGCGCTTGAGGTCGGCGCAGAGTTGTTCATCCGACGCGCCACGCGTGGTGCGAACGCGGGCCAGATCGGGAACCTCGAAGGCCCGACCTTCCGCACGGCGCGCGACCCCCTCACGGGCGTGTACGCGATGCTCGCGCCCTTCGTGGGTCCGGGGGTGGCGTAATGAGCGTCCTCACCGAAACCCGGGAGGAGTTCGCGGCACTGGTAGCCGATGCGACCGGACTCCGTAAGTACGCCTTCGTGCCTGAGAAGGTCACCGAGTCCGCCGTCATCGTCGTGCCGGAGTCGCCCTACCTAACCCCGGGTCCGACGTTCGGCAAGGTCACCGTCCGGTTCGCCGCGGTGCTCGCGCTCCTCATTCGGGACAACGAAACAACAACCAACCGCCTCGATACCGCAGTAGAGAACGCCTACATCGCCGTCCTCAACTCCGGCTGGACCGTCGATGACATCAGCGATCCAGTCACCGCGACATTCGGCGGCGAAAACGGGCCGCGATTCCTCACGGTCACCATCACCGCTACGGCCCCCGTAGCTCTCTAACAAGGAAACAACAATGGCAGGTTCGACAAGAATCAAGGGCTCCGCCCTAGCCCTCAGCTTCGGGGGTACCGACTTCTGGGCAGACGCTACGAGCGTCGTCCTGGACAACGAAGAGGCGTCCTCGGACGTGACCACCTTCGCCGACGCGGCGGAGGGTGGCGCACGCCTTGAGTACTTCACCGTGGGCGCTATCCAGTCCACCGCGACCGGTTCATTCTGGTCGTACGTTCGCGAGAACGTGGGCCGCGAGGTCGCCTTCCGCTACGCCGTTCACGGCAACGCGGTAGCTACCGCCGATCAGCCGCACGTGACCGGCGTCGTGAAGATTCTCACCGCGCCCCCGCTCGGTGGCGAAGCAGGCGCAACGACTGAGTACACCTTCGAGACCCGTCTCGATGTTGTCGGCAAGACGACCCTCGACCGCGGCACCACGGGCGTTCCTTCGATCACGACCGCCCCGGCAACGGGCGCAGTCGGTGACTCGATCGTTCTCTCGGGTACTCGCTTCTCGGGTGCGACCGCCGTCAAGTTCGGCACGGTGAGCGCGAAGTTCGTAGCGGTCAGTGACATGACGATCGCCGCCACCGTTCCCGCGGGAACCGGTGCAGGCAACATCACCGTCACCAACGCCGCGGGCACGTCCGCCGCGTGGACCTTCACCCGGGTCTGATCCATGGCTGACATCACGATCTTCGGAACCGGCTCGGGTCGGGTGCGCGTCGAGGGGCTCTCCCGCTCGATGCGCGCCCTGTCCAAGGCCGGTGCCGATGCGCAGGACATGAAGGACCTCATGCACTCCATCGGCTCAATCGTGGTGGACGCCGCAGACGCTCCCGCCAAGAGCGGGGCACTCGCGGGCACCATTCGTGCCGGACGCGGCAAGACCAAGGCCGTCGTCCGCGCGGGTGGAGCCCGCACCCCATACGCCGGAGTCATCCACTACGGGTGGCCCGCACGAGGCATCTCGCCTCAGCCCTTCCTCACCGAGGCCCTTCAGGCCAACCGGAGCGCCGTGTTCGCAGCGCTAGAGGCAGGTATCGACGAACTGATTCAGAAGAACGGACTGAAGTAATGGCACTAGAACTGACCGCCCTAACGATGGGCGAGATCGCACAGATCGAGAACTACACCGGAACCGGCATCGACGCGATCGGCGAGCCCGGAGCACCGAAGGCGAAGTTCCTCACGATCCTCGCCTACCTCGGTAAGAAGCGCGAAGACCCGGAGTTCACACTCTCGCAGGCCGAGGCGCTAACTCTCGCGGAGGTCAACGCGATCACGGGTGCAGACGACGAGGCATGAACGCCGAGCCCACGCCGCACGAGAAGCGACTAGGGCAGGCGGTCGCGATCCTCGGGATGCGGCCGACCGACTATGAACGGCTGACGTTCGCCGAATGGCTCGCCATCTGCGACGCGTGGAACCAATCTCACAAGTAACCGAACACCCGGCGCGATCCGGGTCACCAACTAAGTGACGCACTCAACCACCCAAGGGGGGTGTCGTCACCGATGGCAAGTAACACCATCAACATCAGTGTTCTCGCGGACACAAAGAAGTTCGCCGCCGACATGGACAAGGCGTCCGGCGTACTCGGCAAGCTCGGAACCGGGCTGAAGGGTGTCGGCATCGCCGCGGGCGCGATGGTCGGCGTCACCGCCGTAGCCTTCGGCGCGGTCCTCGTGGATGCCTTCAAGGCCGTTGCCGAGGTCGAGCGCCTGACTGCTCAGACCTCCGCCGCCATCGCCTCTACGGGCGGTGCAGCGGGCCGCAGCGTCGATCAGATCACCGGGCTCGCGGACTCCCTTGAGCGCATGTCCGGCGTCGAGGCCGAGGTCATCCAGTCGGGGCAGAACATGCTTCTGACCTTCACCCAGATCAAGGGCACGAACTTCGACGCCGCCACGAAGGCCGCGCTCGACATGTCGGTCGCCATGGGCACGGATATGACCTCGGCGGCAACGCTCGTGGGTAAGGCGCTGAACGATCCGATCAAGGGTGTCGGCGCGCTCTCGAAGGTCGGCGTCCAGCTAACCGCCGATCAGAAGGCCATGGTCAAGCAGATGACCGAGGTCGGCGATGTCGCCGGGGCTCAGGGCATCATCCTCGGCGTCCTGAACGAGCAGTTCGGCGGGTCGGCTGAGGCGTTCGGTGGGACGTTCCTCGGAACCGTCGAGAAGGTCAAGAACTCCTTCGGCGCGATCACCGAGGCGTTCGTCGTCGGGCTACTCCCTGCCGCCACGGGCGTGCTCAACTTCATCAACGACGCCTTCGTTCGTCTCGCGGACTCCCCCGGCTTCGCCGCGGTGATCGAGAACGTGAACGCCTTCATCACTGGTCTTGTCTCTGGTGAAGCGCCCATCTCGGGATTCGCGCAGACGGTCATGACCCTCTGGCAGAACTTCTCACCGCTCGGGGTCGCCCTTCAGGTCATCCAGCCGCTCGTAGGCCCGCTGGTGGAGGCCTTCATGCAGTTCGCGACCGTGCTCGGCGGCGCGCTCATGTCGGTGCTGCCGACCGTGCAGGCCGTCATCTCCTCGCTCGTCGGACTCATGGCCGCACTCGTGCCAGTGATCATGCCCGTCATCACGGCGGTGCTCGGGCTCGTGACCCCGCTCTTCACCCTCATCGCGCCGCTCATGCAGCTTGTGCAGGCGGTGCTCCCGGTGCTCATCGCCGTCGTGACCACGTTCGCTCAGGTGATCGCCGCCGTCCTCACTCCGGTCATCGCGGCGCTCACCCCGATCATCCAGTCCGTCGTGGACGTGCTCTCGGGCGTCATCACCTTCCTGACCGGTGTCTTCACCGGCAACTGGGAACAGGCGTGGCAGGGCATTCAGGACATCTTCAAGGGCGTCTGGGAACTCATCGGGAACATCGTCGAGGGCGCGTGGGACATCATCGTCAGCCTCATCACGATGGCCGTCGAGGGCGTCCTCAACATCGTCAAGGCGTGGGGTCCGTCGCTCCTCAACTTCGTGCGCGACGCGTGGAACAACGTCATGGCCTTCTTCGGGTCAATCCCCGGCGCGGTCAAGGCCTTCTTCGTCGCCGCGGGCGTCTGGCTCGTGAACGCGGGTATGGACATCATCAACGGCCTCTCGAACGGTATCCGCGACACCTGGAACGGCGTCCTGGACTTCTTCGGGTCAATCCCCGGTGCCGTCATGAACGCGCTAGCGGGGGCCGGTAACTGGCTCCTCAGCGCAGGCCGCGACATCATCAACGGTCTGGTTCGAGGCCTCTCGAACGCGGCGGGCCGCGTCACCGACATGCTTCTCGACATCGCGGGCAACGCGATCGATGCGTTCAAGAACTTCTTCGGCATCGCCTCACCCTCGAAGCTCTTCGTCTCGTACGGAAAGTTCATGGTGCAGGGCCTCGCGAAGGGCCTGAACGGCTCGAACAAGCTGGTCGATTCGGCGATGGGTCGCCTGAGTTCTCGAGTGTCGAACGGCTTCGAGGCATCCCTCAACGTCTCCGCTGGGTACCGCACAGGCGGCTCGACCGCATGGAGCGCGCAGAGCGCCGCACCCGTTGTCAACGTGACCTTCCAGAGCACCCTTCCCCCGACTCCCGAGGACGGTCGCCGCGTAGTCGAGGCCATCCGTGAACACGTTCGCCTGGGCGGATCGGCGGCGTTCGCATGATCACCGAGCGCGCCCTACTCGGCACCCTCGCCATCCAGCTATTCGCCGAGGACATTCAGGAGTGGGAGGACTGGACCGCTGAGCTTCAGTCCCTCACGATTCAGCGCGGCGGAAAGCGAAACGGCGTCGGCGTATCCGTGGACCCTGGCACGCTTACGGCGGTCATCATCAACGCGGGCGACCCCGCCGACGACGGACGCATTCACCCGAACGCCCGCGTCCGGGTCGGGAAGCTGACCGAGGACGGACGCCTCGCCCCGATCTTCACAGGACGCGTCGCCGACGTGTTCGCGACCGTCAGCTTCGACAAGGCGTCAGGCGCGGAGACCCTGCGCGTGACCTTGAGCGCGGTTGATTCGGTCGCCGCGCACGCGAACACGACCCGTTACGGCGTCGTGAGCGACCCCGAGACGTGGGCGCAGCGCATCACCCGACTCGCCGACTCGGCACTAACTGAGGTTGTTCTCCCCGAGGACGACTCCCCCCTCGTGAGGACTCTCTAAATGGACGTGAATATCGGCAACACCACCCGCCGCGGGCGGTGGACTGACGCGACCGTACGCGAGAGCGTGGGCCTGCCAACCGGACGCCGCATGGCGAACGGACAGGCCGGAATCCTCGTGTGCGACGTGTGGACCGCAGTCTCAGGACGCGGCGCATCCCGCACGGTCACGGTTGCGGTCGGCGGCTCGTCATGGACGGGCACCCGAGGCGCATCCGGGCAGGCCGACGACACGGGCGTGCTCGATTCGAGCAACTGGTACACCACCGCAACCTCAGCCGAGTTCCGCATCTCACCGCAGGGCTCCATCTGGTTCGGCGGTCGCGAGGGCGGCTCTGCGCGAGACGACAACGGCACCCGATGGGACACCGGTCTATCGGGCGGCTTCCGCTGGTATCAGGCCCCGACCGCGCCCCGCAACGCGCGCGTCACGGCAACCGGCCCCGGGTCGGTTCGCGTGGACTGGGACGGCCCCGCCGATGACGGCGGGGTGGGACTCACCGGCTGGCACGTAGAGGTCGCAACGGATTCCGGCTTCACCCAGAACAAGCAGGCATCGGGCGGCGGCACCTTCTCCGTGCCGGTCGGCTCAACCATTTACGCCCGCGTGGCAGCGAAGAACCTCGTCACCGAGGCCGCGGGAACCGTCTCTGAGTTCTCCAACACTGCCTCGGTGCGCCTTGCCACCGCGCCCGCAGCCCCCGGCGCACCGGCTCTCACCCAGCGCGGCGGACGCACATTCCGGGCAACGTGGACCGCGCCCGCAAACGGCGGCGCACCGATCACCGGCTACGCGGTGCAGACCGCGAACAACTCGACGTTCACGGCACCGAAGACCGTCACCACCTCGGGCACCTCTGCCGACGTGACCGACCTTCCGGCAGGCTCCGACATGTTCGTGCGTGTCCGCGCCGACAACGCCGCGGGCGCGAGCGCGTGGGGACCGGCAACCTCCCTCACCCTCGCCACCGAGCCGGGGCGACCGCTGAACCTCAAGGTCACTCAGCTATCCCCCACGGACGTTCGCCTGACGTGGGACGCTCCGACCTCGGACGGCGGCGCACCGATCACGGGCCACGTCGTTCTCGTCAACGACCGTGACGCCAATTGGATCGGTGCACAGTGGATCGTCTCCGGCCCCGAGCGCACCTTCACCCTGAAGGATCGTCGCCCCGGGTCCGCGTACTACGTCAGAGTCGCGGCGAAGAACATCGCCACCGCCGAAGGCCCCGACTTCCTCACGGACCCGGTGCGCGTCGTCATGCGCGAGAACCTGGATCACGCCCCCTGGACCGGCTTCATCCCCGAACCGAGCGGGCTCATCCAGCTAGAGGCGGACGGTGTGCGGCGCGGGTCGCTGTACACCGTCGATCCCGCCCCGGTCGGCCTGATCCGCGAGACCCAGGCGAAGACACCTTCGACTGAGGTCAACGTGGCGGAGTTCGGAATCGGCATCCGCCGCGCCGTGGACGGGCTCACCCCGGGCCGCACGTACACCGTCCGCGCCACCGCCGTAGCGCTCGCCCCCGCCGCGGTGGATAACTACGCGATCGGCGTCGAGGGTTTCGGCTTCGCCCCGTTCGGTGACCTCGAACAGCCGGGCGAAACGACCCCGCTCCCTGAGTTCCAGTTCGTGGCGACCGCCGAGACGCACGTCGTCGTCATCGCGTCCGAACCGGTGTGGGGGCAGATCGAGGGCTTCGTGGAGGCGACCGGCTTCTATGGAGTCGAAATCACTGAGGACCGGTCGGCGTCCCCGTACCGTCTCGGCAGCACGGTCTATGAGTCGAGCCTCGCAAATCACTTCTCCCTCGCGTGCAACTCGGTTGGGGCGGCGTGGTTCGTGGATGCATCCGACCGCGCGCAGTTCCGCCAGTTCCCGAAGGACTCACCCGTTCGAGCCACCTTCTCCGATACCCGCGCCCCGGGCTATTTCGAGTACATCGACGCGCAACAGTCGTGGGACACGAAGAACACGATCACACACCTCGACAGCTCGAACCGTGAGACTGACCCGCTGACCGGCGATGACTTCACCCGCAGCAACACGTTCTTCCTGCGCGACAGTATCGACCTCCTCGGCGTCCGCAAAGCGGCACTCGAAACCAACATCTCGACCCCGCTTCGCCTCGCGAACCTCGTCCGATTCCCGACCGAGCACGTCAAGTATTGGTCCCGCCTCGACGGTCACAAGTCCTGGTCGATTCGCGCCGGGGAGACTGAGACGATCCTCCGCGCAATCGAGGGCGGGAACACACGGGTCGAAATGGGGCGTAGTACGTCCCTAGCCCCCGACCTCCCCGCGTATCAGCGGGTGCCTACGGCACTCGTCAATCCCGGCACGCCCGTCTACGCCTCGATCGAGGTCGAGGGCTCGAACCTGATCACCTCGGGGCAGATCAAGCTGACGTGGCTTGACGGCAGCCGAAAGCAGGTCGCGGCGACCGTGGAGAACAGCGGCACCGTCTCCATGTGGCCCCAGACGTACGCGATTGGCCCGGTGGTCCCGCCCGCGGGCGCGACTCACGTCATGCTGTCGGTCACGTTCGGAGGCCCCTCAGTGCCCGCGGGTGCCGAGGTGAAGGTGCGAAAGCCTCTCCTCGTGGAGGCCGATACCGCTATGCCCTATGTCGATGGCGAGACGGAGAACACCCGCCAAGAGGAGTATGCCTACCTCGGCGACCACGGGGTGACCATCGCCAACGACGTGAGTCTTCTATGGCGGCGGATGGTCGAGGTCTTCGAGGATCACGCCAGTACCTCATACCGCGTGAGTTCGATCCGATGGAACGCGCAGGAGAGCCCCGACCTCGCCGCGCAGCTTGAGATTCAAGACCGGATCACGATCCTTCGCCGCGGCGTCGAGGTCACCGACTATCGGATCGTCGGGCGTCGAGATGAGGCGGACGGATCGCGATGGATCGTCACCCTCGATGTCGTGCCCAACGAGGCCGCATAGACCCCCGGGGACCGTTCTTCCCGGGTAGACAAAATGACGGAACGACAGAGGCCCCCCGGCTTCATGCTGGGGGGGCTCTCTACACACAAATGCTCACCGGCGCGGGGTGGTCATCGGCGTGTCGCGGTAGCCAGAACTCGCGATTCGTCCCTACTGTTGTAGATGAGCAGCCGCTCAACCACAACTGAATAGCAAGGAGGCTCCATGGACGAAATGGAACCGAAGCCGAACGCACTCCTCGACCAGCTGAACAGGCTGTTAGCGCAGCCTGTGGTCATGATCGCGGTCGTCTGGCTAGTCTCACGCTAG